CACAAATTAAGATTATACGCTAGAGGAGAACAATCAATACAAAAATACAAAGATGAATTATCTATAAATGGTGATTTATCCTATCTTAATTTAGATTGGACACCCGTTCCAATTATTCCCAAATTCGTAGACATAGTAGTTAATGGTATATCAGAAAGACTATACGATATAAAAGCTTATTCTCAAGATGCTAGAAGTGTTAAAAAGAGAACTGAATATATGGAAAATCTTATTTCTGATATGGAAAATAAAGATTTTAATCAAATGTTAATGGAAGAGTTTGAGATTGATTTTAAAGATTCAGACCAAAGTTATGAAGATTTACCAGAGACAATAGAGGAAATAGGCGTGCACATGCAGTTAGCTTATAAACAAGCTATAGAAATAGCAGAAGAGCAAGCTATAAACACTGTTATGAATGGTAATAAATACGATTTGATTAAAAAGCGTTTTTATAGAGATTTAACAGTTTTAGGTATTGGTGCTGTAAAAAATTGTTTTAATACATCTGAAGGTATAACTATAGATTACGTTGATCCAGCTAATTTAGTATATTCACATACTGAATCTCCTTACTTTGATGATATATATTACGTTGGTGAAGTTAAATCTATTCCAATAAATGAATTAGTTAAACAATTTCCTAACTTAACTCAAAGTGATTTAGAAAATATTAGTAAAAAGAAATCTTTTCATAGAAACAACAATTATCACACTGGTTTTAGAGATCAAGAAGACGCTAACAAAATACAAGTGTTGTATTTTAATTATAAAACTTATATAAATGAAGTTTATAAAATTAAAAAAACAATGTCTGGAGGTAACAAAGCTATACCAAAAACCGATACCTTTGATCCACCAAAGAATAAAGATGGTGATTATGTTAAAAGTTCTAAATCATTAGAAGTTTTATATGACGGTGCTATAGTGTTAGGTACGGATATATTATTAAAATGGCAAATGGCTGAAAACATGATAAGACCTAAAAGCGATTTTAATAAAGTTAAAATGAACTACGCTATATGTGCTCCAAGGATGTATAACGGTAAAATAGAATCTTTAGTTAGTAGAATAACAGGGTTTGCAGATACAATTCAATTAACACATTTAAAACTACAGCAGGTGTTATCAAGAATGGTTCCAGATGGTGTTTATATGGACGCAGATGGTTTAGCTGAAATAGATTTAGGTAATGGAACTAATTATAATCCACAAGAGGCGTTAAATATGTTTTTCCAAACAGGTTCTGTTATTGGAAGAAGTATGACTTCAGAAGGTGATATGAATCCTGGTAGAATGCCAATTCAAGAAATAACAAGTGGTAGTGGTGGTAATAAATTACAAGCTTTAATAGGTACATACAATTATTATTTACAAATGATAAGAGATGTGACCGGATTAAACGAAGCTAGAGATGGTAGTATGCCAGATGAAAGAGCTTTAGTTGGAGTACAAAAAATAGCTGCGGCTAATTCTAATACAGCTACTAGACATATATTACAATCTGGATTGTATTTAACAGCAGAAACAGCAGAGTGCTTATCACTTAGAATATCTGATGTTTTAGAATACTCACCAACAAGAAACGCTTTTATACAGGCTATAGGTAGTCATAATGTTGCTACGCTTGAAGAACTACAAGAATTACATCTTTATGATTTTGGTATATTTATAGAATTACAACCAGATGAAGAAGAAAAAGGATTGTTAGAAAACAACATACAAATGGCTATACAGCAACAAAGTATAGATTTAGAAGATGCTATTGATATTAGAGATATTAAGAATTTAAAACTAGCAAATCAAGTTCTTAAAATACGTAGAAAAAAGAAAATGGAGAGAGATAGAGTTATGCAACTTGAGAATATACAAGCTCAATCTGAATCAAACGCTCAAGCGGCTGAACAAGCAGCTACTATAGAAATGCAAAAAGATGCTGCTTTAACCCAATCTAAAGTAACATTAGAACAAACGAAAGCTGAATTAGATTCTGTAAAACTACAACAAGAAGTTGAAGCTAAAAAACAATTGATGGAATTAGAGTTCCAGTATAACATGCAGTTAAAACAAATGGACGTTAAAGGCATATCAAGTAGAGACGCTATTAAGGAGGATCGTAAAGATCAAAGAACAAAAATACAAGCAACTCAACAAAGCGAGTTGATTGAACAACGAAAAGGTCAAACAGGGGCTAAAAACTTTGAGTCAGCAGGTAATGATATAATTAGCGGTGACTTTGGTTTAGAAGCTTTTGTGCCTAAGTAAATTTATTAATTATTATTATATTATATTATGGAAGAAAACAAAGAAAACGTAGTTGAGGAAACTACAAATAAAAAAGAGCAACAACCAGAAGGTAGTAAAACTAAAGGTGATGTTACTAAGGTTAAAGCGAAAATGAAAAAACCAGCTGAAACTGAAGAACAGACGGTAACCAAAGTAGATTTAAACAAAAAAACAGATGAACAACCAGCAGATACCAGCGAAAAAAACGACGTTCAAGAAGAGGTTGTTAAAGAAGAGTCTACTAAAGAGAAATCTGTTGAACAAGTTACAGAAGAAAACGTTGAAACACCAGTCTTAGAAGAAATAACCGACGATGTAACCGAGGTGTCAGAAGATAAAACCGAGGATATTTCAACTGAAACAGAAGGAACTGATAAAACTATTCCAGAAAATGTTCAAAAACTAATGGAATTTATGGAAGAAACTGGTGGCGATATAAATGATTATGTTAAGTTAAATCAAAACTACAGTGACTTAGACAATCATTCGTTATTAAAAGAATATTATAAAAGAACAAAATCTCATCTTAATGAGGAGGAAATAGATTTTTTAATGGAAGATCAATTTTCTTTTGACGAAGAGATAGATGAAGAAAGAGATATAAAAAGAAAAAAACTAGCGTTAAAAGAGCAAGTTGCCAGCGCTAAAGCCTACTTAGACGGGCAAAAGTCTAAATACTATGAAGATATCAAAGCTGGGTCAAAGTTGACCAAAGAACAACAAAAAGCTATTGATTTCTTTAATAGATACAACAAGGAATCGGAAGACGCTAAAAAAACAGCAAAACAGCAAAACGATGCTTTTCAACGTAAAACTAATAAAGTTTTTGATGATAATTTCAAAGGTTTTGAGTATAATGTTGGGGAAAAAAGGTATAGATTTAATGTTAAAGATGTGGATAAAGTAAGAGAAACACAAGGCGATATTAATAATTTTGTCAAAAAGTTTTTGAACAAAAATAATGTTATGGAAGACGCCGCGGGTTATCATAAGTCTTTATATACAGCTATGAACGCTGATGCTATTGCTAATCATTTTTACGAACAAGGTAAAGCAGATGCTTTAAAACAAAGCGCTGAAAAAGCCAAAAACGTAAACATGACACCAAGACAATCTCATGGAGAGGTAGAAGTTGGTGGTGTAAAAGTAAAGATATTAGGTGATAACTCTTCTGATTTTAAGTTTAAAATTAAAAACAATAAATAACAATTTAAAATTACAAAATTATGGCAATTACAGGTGGAACTTTGTTAAATGTGCAGCCGGCTCCGATCCAGCAAGCACTTGTAACAAATTACTTAGACCTAGCTGACGCGTCAAACGCAGGGTGGGGTCAACAATATGTGCCAGACTTGATGGAAAAAGAAGCTGAAATTTATGGTCCTAGAACTATATCTGGTTTTCTTGCTCAAGTTGGCGCTGAAGAGGCTATGTCTGCTGATCAAGTAGTATGGTCTGAACAAGGTAGATTACATTTATCTTATAAAGGTTTTATTCATGATGACGACCACGGAGATGGTGGTATTATTGAAATAGAAACTGATATCGATGAAAACGATATAGGTACTGATCACGGTGTTAGAGTTGGTGATTTACTTCTTTTAGCTAACAATACTTCTGGCGTTACTTGCAAGTGTATTGTTACTGCAGCTCCAAGAGGAACTACTGCAACTACTCACGATAGAATCAACGTAGCTGTTTATGGTCACGATGACTTAAATAGCGCTGGTTTCTTTGATGATGCTGCTGGTTCAACTGCTAAATCAGTTACTATATTAGTTTATGGTTCTGAGTTTAAGAAAGGTGATAACTACGATGGTGAAACAACTAGAGGATCAAATCAACCAAGCTTCAAAACGTTTACTAACAAACCAATTATCATGAAAGATAATTATGTAGTGTCTGGTTCTGATGCTTCTAAAATTGGTTGGGTTGAAATTTCTAACGAAGACGGAACTTCTGGATATATGTGGTATCTTAAAGCTGAGTCTGAAACTAGAATGAGATTTACTGATCATTTAGAAATGGCAATGTTAGAGTCTAAAATTGGTGGTCCTGCTGCTGCAACAGCTGGAGCTTCTATTTATGGTTCGATTAACGCTAACGCCGATTTAACTGACAATCATTTATACGGATCTGATACTGGTGATGCTACTGGTACTCAAGGTTTATTCGATGCTATTGAAACTCGTGGTAATGTTACTTCTGGTATCACTGGTGTTAACGCTGCTACTGATTTAGCTGAATTCGACGCTATCTTAGCTGAGTTTGATAAGCAAGGTGCTATTGAAGAAAACATGATGTTTGTAAATAGAGCTACGTCTCTAGCTATAGATGACATGTTAGCTTCTATGAACTCTTATGGTGCTGGTGGTACTTCTTACGGAGTGTTCAACAACTCTGAAGATATGGCACTTAATTTAGGTTTCTCTGGATTCCGAAGAGGTTCTTATGACTTCTACAAATCTGA